TACATGAACAAGGCCACGCGCAATTACACCATGGGCCTGCTCGATACGCTCAATCGGCCGCTCTTTTTACCCAATCCACAAACCGGCGTGCTCGATCAAATTCTAGGCTTTCCTATTCGCTTGACGGCGTATTTGCCGAATTCGACCACGGCGGCGGCGCTCGGTATCGTGTTCGGCGATTTGGAAGAGGCCTATTTGCTGCGCGACGATGGCGAAATGACCATGCAGCGGCTCGACGAACGGTACGCGGATCAGTTGATGGTCGGTTTCCTGGCCTACATGCGCGCCGGCGGCAACGTGACGGATCCCGGCACGCATCCTTGCGTGGGTCTAAAAACGCACGTCTAAAACGTTTTACCGAAAAGCGCGGCGCCGGGCCTGCTAAAACTTTTTAGCGCCGCGCTCTTTTCTCTCGGAGGATTCTTTGCAATGCGCGTGATTGCCGTCGACAACTTTCAATGGCCGGGCATGACGCGGCCGGCGCGGCCGGGCGAAGTGCTCGAGCCGGCCGACGAACTCGGAGGCGAGTGGATCCGGCTCGGCCTGGCGCGGCGTATGGATGAGCCAGGAGAGGAACAGGCAATTCGCGAGCCGGGGGAAAAGGCGATTCAAGAGCCGGGGGAAAAGCCGGCGCGCAAACCGCGCGAAAACGCCGCGCGTTCGAAACGGTGACGCATGCTGAATGCTTATCCGATTACCGAGGCAATTCTCGAGCCCGTGACGCTGGCGCTCGCTAAGCAGCAATGCCGCATAGATCCCAGTTTTGGCGATGACGACCAACTGTTGCTTGTCTATATCGGGGCCGCGCGGCGCCTGGCCGAGAAGAAAGTGCAGGGCTCGTTTTTTAATCGCACCTGGCGCCGCACGATTGATAACTTTCCTCTGGCCGCGAATTACGACACCACGATTTCGCCGGCCGATAGGGCGGGCTGGCCGTTCGCGGCGCAGATATGGAATCGCATCGTCATTGATTTGCCTGGCGGGCGTACGCGCAAAATCAATTCGCTTTCTTATCTCGACGGCAACGGCAACCTGTTTACCGTGGATCCGAGCGTGTACCGAGCCGACCTGGCGAGCATTCCGGCGCGGCTCACGCCGGCCAAGAATTCTTTGTGCTGGCCGTGGCAAGGGCAATATTTGCCAGGCTCGGTAGAAATTCTTTACGAGGTTGCGAACTATACCGCGGCCATTATCGGCGAGGCCTTTACCGTGCCCGTGGCCGGCTCGGGGGGCACGTCGAACTATGAACTGAAAAAGACCTGGGCAACCGGGCTCGAGAGGTTGGTGAATGGAAGCGGCGCCGCGGTGGCCGGCGCCTTGCTCCAAACGGATCCGGCGACGGGCACGAGTTCTCTCGTATTGCCGGGCGCCCTGGCCGGCCAGGCCTTGACGGTGGATTACGACGTTAAGAATGTGCCCGACGACATTACGAATGCTTTACTGATGCTGATTGCTCACTGGTATCGGAATCCTGAGGCGACTACAGATTTGACTTTAAAAACGGTGCCGATGGCGGTGGATTGTCTGCTCGAGGGGCACGCGATTACCTGGGGAGACTATCGCCCGTGCTGAGGTCTATAACCAACCCGTCTATCGGCGCCGGCGAGCTCGCGCACAAAATTCAGATTCAGCAACCGCAGACGGCGCCCGGCGATTCGTTCGGGCAATCGATCACGCCCGACACGTGGAATACGGTGCTCACGGTGCGCGCGGCTATCGAGGAAGTGGCAAGCGGCGAGCGCAGCGAGGCCGGGCAATTAGTGAGCGAATCTTCGACCCGCATCACGATTCGATGGACGCCGACGTTTATCGGCGCGAATTTCCGCGTGCTCTGGGGCACGCGCGTTTTTGCCGTGCATGATGTGACGAATTTACTGGAGCGTAATCGCGTGCTGGTACTTTCCTGCAGCGAGGTGAATCAACAAGCATGATGCAGGAAGGGCTCGCCGCCTTGCTCGAGAACAATGCCGGCGTGCATGCAATTACGACGCGCGTCTTTGCCATTCAGGCGCCCGACCAGGGCGAGGTTTATCCCTGCCTGGTTTATAAGTGCGCGGGCGGCGAGGGCGCGGCGATTTTCGAAGATGGCGCCGGCATGATTCGGCAACGGGTCGAGATAACGGCGTTTTCGACGAGCGCCGCCGAGGCTATGCGCCTGCGTTATGCGGCCACGGTGGCGCTCAAGCAGTGGAGAAAGCAACTATTGCCCGACGGCACGTTTATCGACACGTGCAATTTACTCGACCCTGGGACCGATTTCGAGCCGGGCATCACGCGCTATTTCTCTTGTATGTGCGAGTTTTACGTTTTTTTCACCATGCCAGTTTAAGAAGGGAGCGAAAAGACAATGGGAACAGCGACGCCATTAGTAGGGTATGCGGGAACGCTCGCGCAAACCGGGGCCGGAACAATTATCAGCATCGGAACGACGCCCGGCACGGTCATCGGCGAGGCTTCCGATTTGCCGCTCAATCGTCCCAAGTGGGCGACGGCCAACGTCACGAATTTTCAATCAGGCAAAGATGCCGAATATATCGGCACGGTACGCGAGGGCGCAACCGTGAACGTCAAGGGAAATCGCGTCAGCGCCGATGCCGGCCAGGTTGCGGTGGAGGCGGCATATCAATCGGGACTGGCAACCACGTTTCTGGTAACTCTGCCCAAGACGAAAACGCAAACGTCGGCCGGCGACACGATTACCTTTTCAGCCATTGTGCAATCGTTCGATTTTTCGGTTTCGCCGACCAAGCAAGTTGAATTCTCGATAGACTTGCAGGTTTCGGGGCCGTCGAACGTGACGCCTGGCACTTAAAAAAGCGAGGAATCGATGAAGCAAAGAAACATTGCCGGCACGATTGCCGATGCGACGTTGCCGAAAACGCCGATGGAGATTGACGGCACAACGTACTACTTGTGTTTTACGCTGGGGGCGCTTTCGGAAGCGGAAACGTCGATCAACGTCGAGCTCGCGCGCCAGGGCTCGGAAGAACGGGTTAACTTGCTCTATGCGTTGCCGGCCGGCAATCTGGCGAGTACGCGCGTGGTCTTTGCGGCCGCGGTGCGCACGTTTCAGCCCGAGCTCAGTTTTAAAGAGGCCTGCGACCTGCTCACGTTTGAGGATATTTACACGGTAGCCGTCAAAGTGCGCGAGGCCTGGAATGAGGCGCGGGCTAAACCGCACGAGGACGAAAGCGCAAACCCTACTCCGGCCGCGGCCGTCGCGTGAGCGTGCCGGCCTGGCTCGATTTGTGGGCGTTCGCGCGGATTCGCATGGGGTTCTCGAAACGGGAATTCTTTGCGCTCACGCCGCGGGCGTTTTTCAAAATGCACGAGACGTGGCTGGAGCAGCAAAAAGACGTGCATCGCATGATTGCCTTGTTGCGCGTGGATCTAATCAATCACAGTTTGTATCGGCCGGCGAAACCGCTGGAGCTCGCCGACCTGATGCCGGGCGGCGCCCGGCCAGCGGCGGCCAGAAAACGCCGGCTCACAAAGAAATTGCGCGGCGAGATTGCCGATCGATTTCGGCAACTGTTCGGGGCGCCGGCGACGAAGGATTGATATGGGCGGCTTTACGGCACAAGTGACAGGCCTGCGCGAGCTCGACCAAAAACTCAGCGAGCTCGGCGACAAAGCGGCGAAGCGCATTATTCATGCCGCGCTCAAAGAGGCGGGCTATGTTTTCGAGGCCGCGGTGCGGGCCAGGGCGCCGGTGCGTGCCGGCGGCGCGAGCGGCACGGCGGCGCCGCCGGGCGCGCTCAGAAACGATATTCGCTCCATTGTGACGAGAACCGAGGACGGGGGGCAATCGCTGCCGGCCGTGATTGTGTACCCTGGTCAATTCACCCGCCGCATTGCTAACTGGGTGGAATACGGGCATCGGCAAGTGCGCGGCGGCTATTCGAAAATCATGCCAGGCGGCCGCCGGCGCGGGCCAGGGCACGAAACGGGCGCTGTGCCCGCGCACCCGTTTATCCGGCCGGCGTACGAGGGCGTGCGCGAGCAGGCAGTGCAGGTTTGTTGCAACGCCCTGGCCGCGGGGGTGGAAAAGGCGGCCAAAAAATGAGGCGCGAAAAATTAAGCGGAGGGCGTGACGAATGTTGCCAAAAGAATGGCTGAAATCGGCGGCCGTGGCGCTGCTCGGCGGGGCTTGCGCGGCGCTCTCGGCGGCCGTCATGGATCCCACTAAATTCAACCTGGCAGACGGCATTCGTGATGAGCTCTTGATTGCATTACAGGGCGCCGCGGTGGGCCTGGGCGCTCTCTTTATACGCTCACCCTTGGGCAGTAGTTTAATAAAAGCGCTCGCCGACGCCCGCCAGCAACAGGCCGACGATAAGGCCTCAATCAGCAAGCTAAAAGCGGAAATCAAGTCGCAACCCGGCCAGGCCGCGGCGCCGGCGCCCGATCCGGCCGGCGGGCCGCCGGGCGGGCCGCCAAAGTGAATTGCAAATGCGGGGCGCGGCACGATGGTTGGCCGGGAAAAGGCGGCGGTTTATTGTGTCAAATGTGCTGGGAAGCGGAGTGCTCTGAATCATGGTGGGCGATGCTCGCCGGCCAGGGCGAAGAGGCGGCGCCGGATCCGGCCGGCGGGCCGCCTGACAGGCCGCCGGCGCTCGGAGAACGGTTTTCGCCATACCTGGGGCCGCCTGCAGGCCTGGCGGCGCCTCCTGGGGCATCTGCGAGGCTTTTAGGGGTCGTTTATACTAGTGGCAGGGGAGAGTTTCAAAACGAAATGACAGAACAAGAAAAACCGTTGACGATTATGCGTATTGCCTGGGGCGTTTGCATCGGCAACCTGATTGCCGCGTTGATTATCGCGATTATTTACTCTGGCTTTAATCACCACTAAAGCCGGCAACCATCAAGAGGAAAGAAAAGGCCGCCCGCGGGCGGCCTTTCGTATTTTGTCTGGAATGAGGGGGGCGTAAATGGCCGAGGCCGCAGGTTCGGTAAAAATCATCCTGGCCGTCGACTCTACGTCTTATTCGGCGGCGCTCGAGAAAGCCAAAGCGCAGTTAAAGCAATTAGAGGGGCATGTCAGTTCGGCCGCGTCTACGACTAAGCATGAGATGGGAGAAGCCAAGGGCGCGATTGCCTTACTTGGCGAACAAATCGGCGTTAATTTGCCGCGCCACATTCGCTCATTTATTGCCGAATTGCCAGGCGTGGCGTCGGCTATGGCCGCGGCCTTTTCCGCGGTGGCGATTGTCGGTATCGGCCTGGCGATTTACGAGACAGGTAAAAAAGTCTACGAATTTGCGCAGAAGAATCGCGAGGCCGCCGAAAAGAACGCCGAGGCCTGGGAGAAATCGCGCCAGTCGTTACACCTGCAGAATCTCGAGCTCGATGCGTCGACCATTCATTTACAGAACGAGCTCGCTAAACTGGAGCACAAGCCGGAAAACAAACTGGCCGAGGAAATGGCGAAAACGGCCGTCGAGGTGGCAAAACTCGATCAGGAATTAGTGCGCGCCATCGACGACGCCCGCAAACTATTGACCGAGCAAGAGCCGGGATGGATTAGCCAAACATTTCTCCATAAGGGGGGCACGCAATACGAGCAAGAGTTAGCCAAGACGCATTCCAGGGCGCTTTCCGAAACGACGTCTCTAGAGGACCAACTAAACGAGAGCGTTAAATATCACAATTCCCTGATAGAGCGCCGCAACGAGCTCGAGGCCGCGCAGGCCGGCAAGGGTTCCTATCTCACCGCAACCGGGGAGACAAAGACGCTCGACAAGGGCCGATTCACATTGGCGACAGGCCTGCAAAGCGAGATTGATGCGACCAACGAATTGCTTGCCAATCAACGGCCGGAGCAGGCGCGCATTCAGGCGCAGATGAATCAAGATACCGCGCAGGCGGCGCTCGATAAAAAACAACAGCAAATCGCGGCCGCGGCGTGGGAGAAACAGGCCGCCGAAAAACAAATGCAGGAATGGCGCCGCGCGCTCGACGCCCAAAAGGCGCTGCGCGCTCTTTCGGTGCAGGATGAGGCTAATTACTGGCAAGGGCTGGCGGCAACCGTCAGGAACAATGCGCCCTTGCTGGTTGCGGTGACCGATCAGGCCAACAAGGCAGTGGCGGCCGCCAACAAAAAATTTCAAGAGGATTTAT